GTTCTCCGCACGATCCTCCGACGGAGGCTGCAAAGGATCAATCCGCGTCAAGGTGCTGAACCGGTGACCCACCAAAGTTTCCGTTGGTAAAAACCCATCACCGGACGCGGTAAAAATACGGATCAGCGCAGCAGGGTCATCCTCGCTCGCGTTGATACTGAATTCACTATCAGGAATCCCTAGCGTGCCTTCCGTCATAATGTGTTCAATCTGGCCGCGAGCCATACCACCAGACGAATCCCACTCCACGAAATCGCCTTCGGAAAGTTCACCCGGCTCCGCACGCTGCTCAAAATCGCCGGGATCAATAACCGTCAAACCAAGATCAGCGTACGCTGCACGCGCCGCACCATCATTCTCGAAAACGTGCGTGATGCGGTAATCCTGCGCAATGCGCTCCGCTTCACCAGCCTTGAAACTCACCTGATCAACGGACTCATCCGGACGCATCAACAACATAAACGAACGCAAACCAGCATTGTTCAGAGTCGTGATAGTTGTTGCACGTTGCCGTTCCTCACGACCCGTCACCACAAACAAATCACCCGGCAACGAATTGATGTAATCAATAACATCACGAATCGGACGAGTGCCGCGCTCAACGATCGTTCCATCAATGTCCGTGATAACAGCCGTGACCGCGTTCGTGACACGCTCCCCACCCGGCTCCATATCCTCCGCAATACTCAACGCAACCATCTGATCAATCGCGGATTGCTTCGTGTCGTGGCACGCCACAACTTTGCCGTCCTCTTTCACGACAGCCCACGCAGGACATTCGCTCTCAGACGTAATGAAGTACGGCATTATTCGACCACCTGTCGCAGGACATTCAACTTCGTAGGTTGACTAGAGAAAGCAACAAGATCATCCAGCGGAGACACATCCAACTGAATTGACTCCTGCGGTTTCAAACGGAAACCGTTATCAACTGACGCGGTTCCGAAGTTCACCCAAATATCGTTATCGCCGTTGAATTGCTCAGAGAAACCAAGTTGAAAATTGACTTCTGTGCCGTTGCCGCCAGCATCCGTGAACGTCATAGCGTATTCGGTTGATGGTTCCAAGGTAGTAACTTTCAACGTGGAAAACTGACCACCACCCTGATTAGACGCAGGCACATACTCCGCGCTAATGACTGTTCCACCTGTCACGTTTGACGCAGCGGTAAAAACAGAATCATAAGAGTCTGACGCGTTGCGGTTCAGGTTGTACGCGAGAACTGTTCCACCGGTTCCATAGGTTGCGCCTTCAATAAGTTCAGCGTAAACATTTGAACTATCCACATCAATTTCATAGAACTGAAACTGTGCGCCATGCGGACCTGTACGAATAGCGAACGACGCTGAACCACCGTTAGACAGGGTGAACAATTCATTCAAAACAAACACGTAACCATCGCGTGCGTATTCTTGCGGATCAGTTACCGGCTGCAAATTCCGCAACGTAATACGTTGTTCGTGGACGGACGGAGCATGAACCTGCGACTGAGGCGAACCAATCGAAAGCACATTCGCTGAAATTGACATCAGTCCACCAACCACATAAGTAATTCTTCCTCAGCCTGTCGCCGTTGCTTACGGCTATTCGGCGCAGCCATAAACACCGGCAAGATGATGTGCGCGAAACCCGTGAGAACGTTTTGTGTTTGTTGCGTTCCATCTGCGGAACCGGTGTAAGCCACACCGCCGCGAACCGTGCCGCGTGACCGGTTGCGACCAAAACGAGTGCGTCCGTTGCGGACAATCTTCGGTGCAGGCCAATACCACCAACGCGCACCACCGGACTCCGTTGGCTGCGGACCCGGAGGCGTAGGGGGAACCGGTCCACTTCCCGTCACGCTACCCGCAGATACGCTAGAACCGGCCACAGAGCCGCTAATAGCCGGAGTGCCTACGGCAGAACCCGCCTGAGAACTAACACCGGAAATAGTGCCTGAGACATCAATGGTTCCTGTGACAGATCCCGCAGATGTTGCAGACCCCGCAACGGAACCCACATTGTTTTCCGTACCGGACACAGATCCCGTCGAAGTGACCGAACCCGTAACGGAACCGGCGAACCCAACCGAACCCGTAACCGAACCCGTAACCGATTGCGTGCCAGACGCGGAACCCGCAAAACCAACAGAACCGGAAACGGAACCCGCACTAGTTACCGAACCAACAACAAACCCGGTCCCGAAACCACCAAGCGCATTCGCATCCAGAACACCCAAAGACTCCGAATCAAGGGTGAACAGACCCGCCACAACTAACTCACAGACTCAGACAAGTTCCCTGAACTGATCGTGTACGTGCCATCCGTCGCGTACGTCTGCTGCGTGTCCAAAGCACGAGAACCATAGAACGTGCCACCCGACACCGCAGACCAATAACCAAGATGCGTGATCGTCGTAGAACCCGGAACATCAAACACAATATCAGCGTCAGAGGTAGCCGTGCCGCCAGATGCCGCACCCCACGAAATCGCCTCACGCGTGTACGAACCACCCGTGACTTCACTTGTGCCACCGGTAGACGGGTCAGCGGTGTGCAGACTCGCATACGCCGCAACCGCAGTAAGACCGGAAACCTGAGCGTTCAAACCCGCCGCAACTAGACCCGCCATTATTCCTCAACAATCCTAGAAATGTTCCCGTCCGCGTCCCGTTCAATCTTACGCGTCTTACCGTCCGGCAATGTCACATTCACCACCGGGGTAGGGATCGCATCAATCGTTGAACGAATAACCTCAGCAAACTCACCCGGTTCCATACCACGAGCGTTATAAGCATCCTGAATATTGGCCGGGGATTCCGCAGCCTGAGTAGCGTTCTGCAACTGCACAGACGGCAAACCGGTGTGATCAATAGCAGGCAACCCGACCGCTTCCGCAGCCGCCGAAGGCGAGTAGCCAACCTGAACCAGACGCGCAACCATATCCACGCGCTTTTCAAGTTCAACGATGTTAGCCGCGCCAAGGTTCACGTTAGCGAGAGCAACGCGGTACTGATCGCCACCATCAACGCGGTCAAGATCCTCTAGCCGGTGAATGTCATTGATTGACAACCAGCCACCCTGAATCGCTTGCGAATACGCCGTGTACCGGTCTTGCAGGTTAGCGCGTAGCAAACCATCAACGTTGAATTTCAGGAACGCGTCACCGATAAGCATCATCGAATACGCGTTCTCAATTTTTTGGATCATCGGGAGTAGCGTGTAGGTGACGAACTGCCGCGATGATTCTTCAACGCTGGCGTAACTCATCGCTCCCTGTTGCGTACTCTGCAACATATGAACCGGGATGCGGAACATCCGCGCAACCTGCTCAACAACGAACTGTTGCTCTTCAATCAACTGCGAATCATTAGGAGCAATCGTTGTAGAATTGAATTTCGCTCCGCCGGACAGGACACCGGGACGATGCGCCTTACGCAAACCCTTGTGACCCTTTTCCCATCCGTCTTGAATTGCCTTCGCCTGCTCTGCCGTGATCTCACCGGGAATCTCAATGACACCCGCCGCGCTAGAACCGGAGCCGAAAAACGCAGCCGAATACTCTTCCAACGCCTTAGCGATGCCTAGTGTTTCCTTCAACTCCGCGATACGGCTAGTACCATGCAACGCACCCGGCAACCGCAGATCCGTGATGTGCACAATTTCATCTTCGGTCAGAACAGTCTTACCCTGATCAACGACGTACTCAATCCGACCGTCAGCATCACGACGGACCTTGATCCTGCGGGGGTCCATGATGTGTAACGCGATAACGTCGCCGCGCTGATTGAACAACTTACGGGTAAACGATTCACCGTGAACAAGCAGAGAAAAGATCATCATTTGGTAGTGATCGACGCGGGAAACGTTGCGGTCCGGTTCAGGGTTATCAATCCAAACCGGCTTGGGTCGCAGCGCACGACGCTCCGAACCAGCACGGTAGAAAGCATCCACGGGAAGGGTAGAAATACTATCCGCGATCAACCTAACCGCAGCGAAAACCGGCGTAATACGAATGGCGTTGTCTTGCGTGATGTTCACGCCGCTACGCGTGCCACCGGTCAGCGAAGGATCACCGATCTCAAAGAGTTTCTGAAACGTGATAGCGCGACGCTCCGGAGGCGTAAACAGATTATTCAGCACCGCGTGCACGCTCCAATGCAACTCCGAACATGGTCAACAAAACACCACCGACAATGAAACCGGCAGCGGGTGCGATCAGCGCAGCACCGGTAGTGACAGCAATCAAACCGGCAAGTTGAAACACCGTCGCCATGGTTTCTCCCTAATAATCAACAAACGTCACAAGCGACCACGGCTCTTGCCTGATCGTTTCCTCAATGCGCGTCATCCGGTCATGCTGCGCAACTAGCACAGTATCCGGAACCGCTTGCGCACCGCGCTCCGCGTTACGTTCCCGGCACACATCCAACGGAGTACGCATAACAATCAAATGACTATCCGACAACGACCAGCGTGCCGCGTCAAGCCACGACAACCGTTCCGATTGCTTCGTGTTACACGCATCAATCACCAGCGATTCACCTGCGCGTAATCGAGGTGGTGCAAGCATCCGCAACGCACCTACCTGATGCAAGTCAAGTTTGCCGCGAACCTTACGAACAATGTCAGCCGACAGAACCTCATCACACTCAATCGTTGCCGCGTGTGTTGATTTGCCGGATGCGGGAATGCCGCACATAACGTAAAGCATCAGGCGAAAAACTGTGGGACAGGTTGCGCCTGCTCCGGTGACTGATTCACGGCACGCTCAACCGCCATGATCCCCGCAACGGCAAGGTCAATACGCCGCGCACTATGCCGCGTCTCTTTCACAATCCTTGTCCCCCGGCTATCCGTTTTCAGATACGCGTTACTAACGTGACGCGTTAGTGCCGGGTTGCCGTCATGCGTCAACCGGCGAGTCAACACCATATCCGTAAACCGCTTGGTAGCGGGAGTCATACGCGCTGCGCTCTGCGGGAATTCCGTCACCGGAAGATTCTCATCAGCGAGAACCTCGAGCGAACGCGACCACAAATGAGGGTCAGCAGTAATCTCACGAACACGCCAACGCAGGCACGCAGTACGAATAGCCTCTTCAACATCAAGAATCGGCACACGCCACTCAGCACTAGTCGGAGGTTTCTCCCAATGACCCGCAACGGTAACGTGAGGAAACTCCCCAATCTCAACCGCGATCAACGCAGTAGAGTCACCAGAAAACGAACCATCCAAACCAAGCACAACATCCGCGCCGTCCGGAATCGGTCGGGAATCGTGGCACTCATCCCACGCCGCCTGCGGCAACCATTGACCCTGCAAACTCACAGGACGATTGAACCAATACCGCTGCCACTCAGCAGCAGACGTTTGCGGATCTTCGTAACTAGCGGCAATCGCTTCCAGATCCATCCACGCGGACGCGGGACCGTACACTTCCCGCAACCCGTCAAGCCGGTCACGTTTCTTAGACGCATCATATTTCGCAGATGCTTCGCGGTGATCAAATAACAAACCCGCGTCAGACACGCGACCCTCAGTAATTGCTTGCGCGTAACTGTGAGTATGTTCGGCCACCGAACCCTCACCCGGCGCGTACATAGTCGAAGTCTCAAGCATCCAACCACTAGCGATCTTCCGCTTCAACAAGTTACGCAACGTCACCTGATGCAAACGCTGCAACCTAGGCAGCACCCACAGATGCGTTTCGTCCGCAACAATGAACGTTGACTTCCCGCCATCTTTGGAACTATCAGCAGCGGACTCCGGCGTGATCTGACCATTAGGCAACAACACGCGAGTGATACCCGCATCAATACCCGAATACGTTTCCTGCAACTTCTGCGACGTATTCAAAATGAACTTGATGCCGTCATACGTGTTACCGGCCTGATTGAACTCCGTAGCGAACACCAGAATCTCAGGACGCTTCACCGGCACGCCAACAGGCTCACCCTCATCGTAAGGGTAACCCCACGGACTAACCTCACCCGCCGCAGCGAAATGAGAAAACCGCGACGGACCCAAAGCCTCAACAATCGACACAAACGCAGCAAGTTCAGACTTCGCACGACCCTTAGGACGCGACAAAACCGCACGACGCACCCGCCGCGAACCATCCGAATTCAACTCATACGCACGAACAAGAAACGCAGCAAACTCATCATCAAGCGTGATCGGATCACCCTCAATGTCACCGGGACCATGAACAAGGAAAGTCTCAACCCAATCAATGACCTGATAGCCAAGACTAATCATTGACAACGGCCATCAGCCGCGACTTCCGGTCAGGGTCAACCTTCGCCACAACCGGAGCCACCGGAACATCCTTATCAACCGCGATCTTCAACCTCATGCGATCCTCAGGAGTCGCACCAAACTTCGCAACCCTGATCCGCAACTCAGCCGCCAAACCAGAATCACCCTTGCACATCTGATCATGCAGAAACGCAGTATCCTCTAGGAAATCCCAATCAGTCTCCGTGAACGTCTGAGCCTGAGCCGACCGCCGCCAAGTCTCCCACCAACGCGCCGTGCGCGGATGCCAATCATGCTCCGGCAACTCCCGACCCCGAACCTCATCATCAGGAGCAAGCCGCTGCAACTCAGACTGCCGACGCTTCGTATCAGTCTCACGGCTACGTTCGGCGCGTGGTGCAGGTCCACGACCGGCCATCAATCCTCCCAAATTGTAGAAATCCGCAACCATCGAACACACGTTCGGCCACACAAAACCGCCACAAAACGGACATTCACGACCAAACGGAATAACAAAACTTTCAACTAAAACGCGTTAGACACGCGATCTAAAAAATCGGACATACCGGAACAAACCCGGCGGACATATCGGACATACCAGACATATGCACGCTAAAAACAGGTA